ACCCTCTCGCGCCCGATGCCGGATCTGGCTGCAGCTATCGCCGCACCAGAGATCGATCCGGAGACCGGTGACCCTCTGCCTGTCCTCGTCGACATCGCCCCCGGCTGCGATCTGCGCGCGGCCACCTGTGCCGCGAAATTCGGCAACCTTCTGAACTTCGGGGGCTTCCCCGAGATCCCCGGCCGGAACCCGCTCGGCGGCGGCTCCATCGTCTGAGGTGCCCTCATGGTCTGGACCTTCATTGCACGGCTCGTTCTCGGGCTGGTGCTCTCGGCGATTTCCTATGCGCTGAGCCCGCGCCCCAAAATCGAGAAGCCACAGGCGGCGGGGCTTGATGATTTCTCGCTGCCCACCGCCGAGGAAGGGCGAGCGATCCCGGTGGTGTTCGGGACGGTGCTGATCACCGGGCCGAATGTCGTCTGGGCAGGCGATCTCAAGGTCGATCCGATCAGGAAGAAAGGCGGGAAGAAGTGACGCGCGTGACGATCCAGGACTTGCGCAACGCGCGCTATTGTCTCGCGGGCGTGCGTCCATGGTTTCGAAGGCATGGGCTCAGCTGGCAGGAGTTTCTGGAACACGGCATCGCGGCCGACCGACTGCGAGCCACCGGCGACGCGCTGGTCGAACCCGTGATCGAGGCGGCCGAGACACGGGAACACACGCATGGGCGGTAGCAAAAAGCAGACCGTCGGCTTTCGCTATTCGCTGGGGATGCATCTGGCGCTCTGCCATGGGCCGATCGATGCCATCCGCGAGATCCTCGTCGACCGCCGCACGGCCTGGTCTGTCACGACCGGCGTCGGCGTTTCGGGCGGCGGCGCGGCCGTGGAGACGCGGATTGGCACGGTCGCGGGCATGGCGGCAACCGCAGCGCTGGCAGGCGATACCGGCGCTACGATCACCTTTCCCGGCACCCTCGCAGGGGTGCGCATCGGGCAGGAGTATCGCTTGCGCCTCGCTAACGGCGCCAGCCTGACCATCACGCTGCAAGGGGTGAGCCTTGATGCGGAGTTCACGATCACCAGCTGGACCGTGCTGCCGGAGACCCTGAGCTTCCCCGCGCAATCGGTCAATGTGTTCGAGGCGACCAGTGCTGCCAGCAATGCCGGCGCTGGTGGTGGGCGCATCCGGATCAACAAGCCCGACCTCTTCGGGGGCGAGAGCCGCGAGGGGGGTATTCGCGGCGATGTCGATGTGCTGATGGGCGGGCCAGGTCAGGGGCAGAACGACTATCTGAGCGCCCGCATGAACGGCAATGTGCCCGCCTATCGCGGGCTCTGCTCTCTGGTACTGCGACGGGTCTATCTGGGCATCAACCCCTACCTCAAGCCTTGGGCCGTGCGGGTCACCCGCGTGCTGACCGGCGAGGCGGGGGCGGCGCAATGGTATCCCGAGAAGGCCCCGATCGTGCCCGAGGCCAATATCTCGGACGCGGCGATCTACATCACGCTCGATGTCTCGGGTTCGATGTCGGGCACGCGCATGGCGGCCCAGAAGGCAGGCGTGGCCGCGTTGATCCGCGAGATTGGTGCCAGCGTCGATCCCGACCGCCCTAACGACATCCGCATCGTGCTCTGGAACGCAGGCGTCGCAGGATCGATCGAGCGCCGCAACATGGAACCCGAGGATTACGAGGCACTCGAGGCCTGGATGCTGGCGCTTTCGAACAGCACTTCGGGGGGCACAAACTTCAACGCGGCCTTCGCAGAGGCCAGCACCTTCTTTGCTGGCGGCGGATCCAAGCGACGGATCGTCATCTTCGTGACCGATGGCGAACCCTCGCCCATCTCATCAGTCGATGCGGCCGAGGCCACCATCGCCAGCCTGCCGCCCGTCGACATCTTCGGCTTCAATATCGCGCTGGCGGACACGAGCTATACCGCGCGCATCGACAACACGCCTGTGGACGGGGTGCCGGTGATCCCGCCCGGCAACCCGCAGGCGCTGGTCGCCTCCCTGCGCGGGGCGTTCGGCAACGGGCCGGACATGAACCCGGCCCATATCATCCGCGAATGCCTTACCAACCGCGACTGGGGTCTGGGTTATTCAACGGTTGAGATCGGGGCCAGTTTCACGGCCGCTGCGGACACGCTCTACACCGAAGGCTTCGGCCTCTCGCTGATCTGGCAGCAGGATTCGTCGATCGAGGACTTTATCGCCAGCGTTCTTGACCATATCGACGCGACGCTCTTCATCGATCGCCGCACCGGGTTGTGGGAGTTGCGGCTGATCCGGGCGGATTATGTGGCGGGCAACCTGCCGCTTTTTGACGAGACCAATGTCGTGGACTGGGGCCGTCTGGGGCGCCGCGCGCCGTCGGATCTGGTCAACAGCGTGACGGTGCGGTTCACCGATGCCTGGACCGACGACACGGGGGCGGTCAGCGTGACCGACACGGCGCGGGTGCAGGCCATGGGCGAGGTGATCGCGACCACGCTTGATTATCCGGGCATCCGCTACCAGGGGCTGGCAATCCGCGTGGCCGAACGCGACCTGCGGGCGCTTTCCGTGCCGCTGCTCACGGGCGAGATCGTGGTCAACCGCGAGGGGGCCGACCTCGGGCCCGGCGATGTGATCCGGCTGCGCTCGGCCCGGCTGGGCCTCAACGACGTGGTCATGCGCCTGTCGGAAATCGGACAGGGCGACGGGCGCGACAACGGCATCCGTCTGAAGCGCGCCGAGGACGTATTCGCGCTGGGCGCCACCGCCATCGCAGGCGGGCGCATGCCAACCGGCACCGGCGTTGCCGCCCTGCCACGGGCGCTGACCCGGCGCATGGTCGAGGAGGCTCCGTACTGGCTGCTCGTCCGCGAACTGGGCCACAGCGAGGCCGACCGCATCCTGTCGGAGGATCCGGATGCGGGCACGCTAGTTGCCACCGGCGAACGCCCCAGTGCCGACGCGCTGGCGGCGGAACTCTGGATCGACCCCGGCACCGGACCCGCGCAGGAGGGCGTGGTCGGTTTCGCGCCCACGGTCCTACTCGCGGCGGACATCACGGACCACCCGGAGGCGCGCGTTATGCCCGTCACCGGGTGGCGCGATATCGGCGAAGTCGGCATCGGCACGCTGGCGAGTCTCGGCGGTGAACTGGTGCGTGTGGACGGGATCACGTCCACGGCTATCACTGTGGGCCGCGGATGCCTCGATTCTGTGCCGCGCGCGCATGTGGCGGGCACGCCGGTGATCTTCTTCGACGAGGCGGCGCGGATTACCGAAGACGCATGGGCTGCTGGAGAGACGCTGGCGATCCGGCTGCTGCCTGAAACCGGGCGCGGCACGCTTGCCTTTGCGCTGGCGCCCGAGGACAGCGTGACGCTGGACCGTCGTGCCATCCGCCCGCTGCCGCCCGGTCGGGTGCAGGCCAATGGCAGCTATGCGCCGGATGTCGATGCGCTGGTGGCAGGCGGCGTTGAACTGACCTGGACACACCGCGACCGGCTCACCCAGACCAGTCCGGTGATCGTCGACCACACCGCGGCCTCAATCGGGCCGGAGCCGGGCGTCGGTTATGCGCTCGAGCTGCGCTGGATCGACCCCGACACTGGCGCAGCGCTCATGCCGCCGGGCATCACCTTCGACGCAGGCAGCGGGATAAGCTGGACGCTGCAACCCGAGGACATCCCCGAGAGTGGCGCACCCGAGCGCACGGCCGAAATCGACATTGCCGTCCGGGCGCGGCGGCTGGTCGATGGCACCTGGCTCACCGACCGGGAAGCACGCCCTTTCCGCCTCACCGCGCCCTTCGCCGCTGGCTGGGATCGCGGCTGGGGGTTCCTCTGGGGCAGCTGAGTTCCGCAACAACCTTCATCACAAAAAGTGAGACCAAGCATGGCGGAACGGATCATGCCGGGACTGGGGCTGCGCGCCTTCTACGAGCCCGGCCAGCGCAACTGGGGCACCAGCGTCAGCGAAGACCTGCGCGCGCTGTCGGTGCTGGTGCAGGCCCGCGCGCTGTCGCGCAGCGCGGCTCTGCCCGGAAGCGGGAATGCGGGCGATATCTACATCGTGCCCGAAGGTGCGCCCGCCAATGCCGGCGCTCTGGCGCTCTGGGACGGGGAGCCGGGAAGCGAGACATGGGTGTTCCTATCACCCCAGCCCGGCTGGCAGGTCTGGATTTTCGACGAGGCGCGGCATGTGCGGTTTGACGGCACGGCATGGGTCGAGGTGCCCCGCCCAGGTATCGTGCAGATCCGCACGCTCACGGCCACCGCGCACACGCTGGAACCGATCGATCTTGGCAGCATTCTTGAAACCACGGGCGCTTCCAGCGTGACCTTGACGATCCCCGAAGAGGCAAGCGTCCCTTTCGAGATCGGCTCGCTGGTCAACGTGACGCAGATCGGTGCCGGGGTGGCAACGGTCGCGGCCGCGCCCGGGGTGTCGCTCAATGGCGTCACCGGCGGCTCGATCGCGCTCGATGGCCAATGGTCGGGCGTCGCCCTCGTCAAGCGCGGGGCGGATGCCTGGACCGTTCAGGGCGCGCTGGCGGGAGCGGTTGCATGAGTCTGCTGATGATGCGCGCCGCGATCCTGGCGCAAGGCGGGGATGCGGCCCCGCCAGTCGATATCGGCAGCGCCTGGGATCTCGACGCCACGCGCACCCCGGCAGGCTACACGCTCTCGGATGGCAACCAGACCGCCATCAACACTTCCGGCGGCAGCGATTACCGCCGCTGGGTGCCCACAGCGAAGGCGATCCTGCCCTCGGATGGGCGGCGCTATTGGGAGGTGCTCTGCGCCCCCGGTGGCGCGGCCAGTTTCGACGGCTATCTGGGCGTGGTCTCGTTCGAGCAGCGCGAGGACTATGACGCAGGCGACAACCCGATCACGCTGGGCTCGATCGGCTATCGCGGCAACGGCACGCTCTGGTCCTCGAACACCGGCACCGCCAGTCAGCGCCTGACCGGGCTCGCCCCCTTTGGCCCGGGCGATGTGGTGATGTTCGTCCTCGACCCTGGCAATGCCAGCCTCTGGATCGGCTTGAACGGCGTCTGGCGCGATGATCCCGTGGCCGGCGATGCGACATGGACCGCCGCGCCCAGCGCCGCTTTCCACCCCCAGATCCAGGGCCGCGATCCTGACGATGGCGGAACCCTGCGCTCGTTGCCCTCGCAGTTCAGCTATCCGGTCCCGCCCGGGGTGAAGGCGCTGGGCTTTGAGGAGCCCGATCTGTCGATCTTTGAGGCCCATGCCTTCATCGAGATCGGATGGGATCGCGACCTCAGCGTGGCCGAACTCGAAACCTGGTTCGATCTCGGCGGTGGCACCCGTCTCACATCGGGCAGTGTCTCGCTCTTTCTCGATCACGGCGGGGGAGAACCCCTGACCGCCGCTCATGCCGCCCTCTACATCGAAGTGGAATTGCCATGACCTACATCCTGCATCTGGGCCATCAGCCCACCGACATCTCCGGCATCTCGGGGCTATTGAGCACCGTCGCTGCCGGCTTCGACGACACCCTCGATATCAACGGCATCCGCTTCAACCGCTCGCGCACGCTGGCCGCGCCCTTCGCCGTCGGATTCCCGGCGCCGTCCGGGGATTTGTGGCTGGGGTTTCGCTACGTGCCCCCCAACAACGATTCCGAGAGCATCACCCAGAGCAACGCCGGGTTTCTGGAGTTCTTTGACGCGGACAATGTCAGGATCGCGCAGATCCGTCCGCTCACAAGCACCAACCGCTATCATGCCGAGGCCTTTGGCGACACCACAGTGCAGGGCAGCTCCAGCTACATCGCCGCCAACGGCCAGCCGCAATGGGTCGATGTGCGGATGGCGGTGGGCGCCGAGATCACCATCGAGTTCTTTGTCGATGGCGTGTTGCACAGCACGGCGACGGCGGCCAATACCGGCGGCAAGGGCAAGCCGGTGCGCGTGGTCTTTGCCAATGCCAACCTGCATGGCTCCTTCTCCAGCCGCACCTGGTATTATGCGCATTTCGCGATCCTCGACGGGGTTTCGACCATCGGGCGACGTTTCGTGCGCCGTAGCCCC